TTTTAAATCAGCTCAAAATACAGCACCTAAAGGTACTAAAGAATTGAAGGTTGAATATACAAATAGAAAAGGTACTATCATAGACCGTTGGGTTAAAGTTCCTATGGGTCGTAGTAAGAAGATTAGATAATGACAGATAAAGTAATAAACGAAGATACACTTAAATATGGTCCTTTAGTAGGTCGCCCTTGTATTTTACCGGTAACGGATTGCAAAGTTTGTTTTACTAATAAACAAGGAAAAGAATATGAGGTTGAATTAACTCGTTTAATACAAGTATTTAATAATAATATATGGAACAATAGTAAAAGTGTTAAATGAGTGATGGAAAAATAGAAAAGTTTTATGATAAAGCATTTAAATTAGCTTGTGAAGTAGAACCTGAATTGGTTGCAGGTGTTTATATGGCACAAGCATTAAGATTTTATAAATCATTTTTAAATGATGATGAGTATAATGATATGGTTGATACTATTTCTGAAAGTAGAGATAAGATTAAACCATTTTTAGACAAAGGAACATTACATTAATGATTATCGTAGATATGCACCAAGTATTGATTAGCAATATAATGGTACAACTTACAATGAAAAATTGGAAAGGTGGTACCAAAGAAATAGGAGTTGTTAATAAAGAAATGGTAAGGCATATGTGTTGCAATTCATTAAGAGGTTATGTTAGAAAATTTAGTAACGAATATGGTAAAGATAATCTAGTACTTGCTTGTGATAGTGCAGACCCTTGGAGAAGAGATTTCTTTCCGAACTACAAATGGAGTAGAAGAAAAGGTAGAGAGGAAGATAAAAACAATTGGGATGTAATGTTCAAACTAATTTTAGAAGTACAGAATGAGATTGCAGAAAACTTACCATACAAAGTAGTTGTTGTAGACAACGCAGAAGCAGATGATATAATTGCTGTGATTATAAGTCTACAAGAGGAGGATAAATACCTTATAGTATCGGCTGATAAGGACTTTAAACAACTACATAGGTTTAAAAATGTGTTTCAGTACTCTCCAATTCAAAAGATAATGGTAGAGGAACACAATCCGAAAAGATTTTTACACGAGCAGATTATTAAAGGTGACCGAAGTGATGGAGTTCCGAATATTCTGTCTCCTGATGATGTGTTTATTACAAAGACGAAACAAAGTCCCATTACAAAAAAGAAGTTAGAGGAGTGGGCTGAGGTTGATAATATACCTTTGGGAAGTGAGACCAAGAAGTATTATAATAGGAACAAGAAACTGATAGATTTGACTATGATACCACAATCACTAGAAAATTCTATTATAAATAGATACAAGACTTGTAAAGTCCCTAGTAGGTCCAAACTACTACCGTATTTTATGAGCTATAAACTTAAATCACTAATTGAAAACATTAATGATTTTTAATATTGCAATATAAAGAGGAAAACTGAAATGGCTGAAAATACTAAATGGAATCAAGCATTGGCAAATCCTGCTTTAAGACAAGCAGCACAAACAGCGTCATCTATGATGTTGACTTTCCACGAAATCTTAACTAAAGTAAACAACGCAAAAGACAAATCTAAAAAGATTGAAATTTTAAGACAACACGATAGTGCTGGATTAAGACAGGTCTTAAAAGGTGCGTTTGACCCCAAAATAGAGTGGGAACTACCAGAAGGTAGACCACCATATATTGAGAACGAAGCGCCTGTTGGTACAGAACATACTTACCTATACACAGAATCTAAAAGATTATGGCATTTTGTTAAAGGTGCAGACAGGAATTTAACTAAAGTTAAAAAAGAAACACTTTTCATACAAATGTTAGAAGGACTTGAAGCAAATGAGGCGAAACTATTAGTTGCTGTTAAGGATAAGAATCTTAACAATACCTACAAAGGGTTAACTTCCGCAGTTGTGAAAGAAGCATTTAACTGGAATGATGATTTTGTCAAAATTGAGACATAAGAATTAATGTTTTTAGGGGGTTTTTATCACAAAATCCCCATATTTTCCCCAAAAATAGGCAAAGATTTCGCTTGACAAGGGTACGACTTTATGATAGAATAAATATATTAACAATGAAGAAAGGTATATTATGTTTAATTTGATTAAGACATTTATTGGTATATGTGTGTTTATTTGGTTAGTTGGTGTCGGTTTACACTTGACAATGCAAATTGCTAAAGCAGATGATTATACAACTGCTACAACGGCTCATATCATAACACAAACGGTTATAAAAGATGGTGACATAGACCATAAGAAAGTCTTGTCTTCTGAATTGGAAAGATTAATCCATAGGTTGGCAATAGATTTGACTTTTGTAATGCAGGAACACTTACCAGAGATTTTGGAAGGTATTGCTGCTGAAATAAGAGTAAACAAGATTGATAAAATATATAAAGAAAGTCAAACTAATTAAGGGAGGCTTATGGAAAACTTTGTTTATGCGATTGCAGATACTTTACAATTGATGTATAGTATTATGCCGAAGGAAGTATGGATTATAATATTTGCTTGTGTTATATTATATTTGCATTTAGAATATTCAGACTGGAAAAGAAACAGAAAAAAATAATAGGAGAGAGAAGGTGACAAGTTTAAAACCTAAATCAGTTAGGTATGCAACACTTAAAAAAAGAGTTAAACACGAATATCAACATACTAGTAAGTATACGACAACTTACAAGGATATTAAGAAGGTGTTTATTTGGATAAATGAGGCAATTTTTGATAATGAACTACAACCTTTCAATGATGTACTTCTTAAAGATTTAAGAAATCAGAAATGTTTTGGACAGGTTACACAATGGGAATGGAAAAGAAAGGGAACAACTGCCTTTCATCTGGAAATGTGTAGACACTATAGAAATAAAAAGGAATTTATTGATACTTTAGGACACGAAATGGTCCATCTGTATCAGATGACAAGAGGAGATAGTGGGAATCACAATAAGTTGTTTTATTCATTTAAAGGTAAGATGAATAGAGCAGGAATTGATATGATTTAATTATTTATATTATGATGTTAAAAAATAATGGGAAATTAAAGATAAGAGTTAAGAACAAAATTGATAATGGCATATCGTCCATACGAAAATGGACAAAAAGATTATTAGGAATTAGTTTAATACTTAGCCTAACCTACCTTTGGGGAACTTTTTATCCCAACAAATACACCCAACATATAAATGAAAAAGAATACGAATTAAAGTATTTGGAGAAACTTAAAGAATTAGATTTAAGAGAACCTGCCTTTGAATATAATAACAAAATGCAATTTGTTAGGGCAGTACATAAATGTGTAGATTATTTAAATTTCACAACAGCAGATGAGTATAGAGTACCATATGAAATGGTTACAGCACAAGCTGTTTTGGAAAGTGCTTGGGGAAATAGTAGATTTGCTAAAGAAGGAAATAATTTATTTGGTATAAGAGTATTTGAAACAACACAACCACATATGTTACCAGAAGGTATGAGTAACTGGCCTGGTTGGGGTGTAAGAATATTTGCTACGAAATGCGATAGTATAAAAGAATATATTAGATTAATGAACGAGCATCCTGCTTATGAGAAGTTTAGAAAGTTAAGAATAAAACAAATTAAATTAAAAGGTCAAATGGAACCAATAGCATTGGTTAAGACACTTGATAAATTTTCTACTACACCTGATTATCCAGAACGAGTAATTAGAATTTTACATAAGATTAGAAAATTAGAGGAGCAAATGTAATGAGACCAAGTAATTGGGAAAACGAAAGTTATAATAATATTAAGGAAGATAATCGTCCTTATATAGACCCTTTTTTAAAGAAGATGATAGAACAAGCTTTTATCACTTTTGAGCATATGAGAAAAGGTGAACGAAAAGTTTACTTTACAGGTAACTGGCAAAAAGATGTAATGATGTGTTTTCCAGGAAGACAATCAAATAAGATATTTAAAAAGATGAGGATGTTCCTAGATAATAGAAATTATATGTTTATGCAGAAAAAATTAGATTATGCAGAAGGTTATGAATATATAGTTGTGAGGAGATAGTATGGGATTATTAGCATTATTAGCAGCATTAAGTATTTCTGGTGTCGCCGCCTTGTATAGTATACTAGGTTTGGCTGCTATATTTGCTGGTGCGAAAATACCTATTATGATAATGGGTGGAGTGTTAGAAGTTGGAAAACTAATAACTGCTTCTTGGTTATATCAGAACTGGAGAAATCCATTACTACCAAAATCAATAAAATATTATTTAACAACTTCGGTTATTGTTTTAGTATTTGTTACCTCAATGGGTATCTTTGGTTTCCTATCAAAGGCTCACCTAGACCAAGTTAAACCTACTTCATCAAATGAAACTAGAATTGTTTTAATAGATAAACAGATATTACAAGAAGAGCGAGTAATAGTACGAGCAGAAAAGACTTTAGAAAGATTAGATAGAGCTTTAGATGTTTATTTAAATAAAGAATATGTTACTAGAGGATTAAGAGAACGAAAGAAACAAAAAGAAGAACGAGACGAACTTAATTTATTAATAAACACCGCTATGGATGTTATTGATGGTTTGATGATAAAGAAACAAGAATTTCAATTAGAAACAAAAATGTTAGAGGCAGATGTAGGTCCTCTAAAATACATTGCTGAATTAATATATGGTGAAGAAGAAGCAAGAGACCATTTTGATGAGGCAGTTAGAGCAGTTATAATAGTATTGATATTTGTATTTGACCCATTGGCAGTATTGTTATTAATAGCAGCTAATATATCACTATCAGGTTGGAATAAAAGTAGAAAAAATAAGAAAATCTATAATCAGAAGAGATTAGATTTACAGATTAAAAAGGAAAACGAAAAGCATAAAGAAGCTAAGAAACAGATTAATAACTATAAAGAATTTTTTAAGAAGTTTAGTAAGAAGCATTTAACAAATGAAGATTATGAGAGGTTTTTCCTTACATTAGGTACTAAAGAATTGAGAGAAATGGGTTTGGATCCAGATGAGATAAGAATTAAAATGGACCAGATACTTGATTGGAATACAAGTGCTGTTAAAGGGGTTTCAGCTAAAGATAAAACACTTGTTAAATCAAAGGTAGTTGACCTGGAGAAGCGTGAGAAACACGATTTAATTGTCTAACGCTTGACAAGGTCAGGGAAATGATATATAATGATACTAACTTATACTGAAAAGAGAAAAAACGAGTTGATTAAGAACGCAGAAAAGATGATGAATAAGGCAGAAGGAAAATGGGCAACAATGTTTTGGACAGGTGTCTGGAAACAATTGTGTATTAAGTTTAATCGTGTTAATTAAATGAAAGTTAAATTTAATCATAAAAAAGAAGTGTTAAAAATATTAGAAGCTAGTAAGATTACTAATTTTCAAACTCCTGAAGACCAAATTATAGAGGATATTGAAAAAGATAAAAAAGCAAAAAAGGAAAAACAACATCTAACAGGCATATCAATCAGCCTAAAAAACAATCAAAAATATTATCCAAAAGTAATGAATCCAGAACAAGAAGATAATAATGCTGGAATTGTACGAGACGAACAAGGTAATGTGAAATCGGAAGCAACAAAATGAATATAGACAAATTAAGAGAACAATTAAAAATAGATGAAGGTGTTAGATTTGAAATTTATAATGACCATTTAGGATATCCAACATTTGGAATTGGTCATTTAGTAGTAGATGGAGACGAAGAATCTGGACAAGACATAGGTACTACAATTTCGGAACAAAGAGTTAACGAAGTATTTGAAAGTGATGTAGAAAAATATATCAGCGAAAGTAAAAAAGTATTTGCAAGACTAGATGATTTTCCAGAAGAAGCTCAACAGGTTATTGTTAATATGTGTTTTAATTTAGGTGCTCCAAGATTATCAAATTTTAAAAATTTTATAAGTGCAGTAAACGAAAGTAATTGGAATAAAGCTGCTGATGAAATGATGGATAGTCGTTGGGCTAGACAAGTAGGTGATAGAGCAATAAGATTGCGAGATAGAATTAAGAATTTAGTATGATGAAGTATAGTGAAAAAATAAATATAGTAAAGAGGTTAGAAGCCTAAGGAAGGAGATATTAGAAGATATGAGTATAACAGGAAAAGTAAAATGGTTCAATTCTACCAAAGGTTTTGGTTTTATTGAAAGAGACGATAAAGAAAAAGATGTATTTGTACACTCTTCAGCAGTTAGAGACGCAGGTTTAGAACTAAATGAAGGTGACGCAATAACTTTTGAAATTACTGAAACACAAAAAGGTAATTCAGCAGTTAATTTACAAAAAAATTAATATAAGGAGATAAGATTGAGAAGTAGCAATTGTCTATGACATTAACACACGGAATAACATTAGGCATTTTCGGAACTTGCATTACAATAATAGCATTTGGTTTTGCATATTGGATTGCTACTACCAGTTTTTTTAAAAAGAATAAATTAGATAAGAACAATCCAGTAGCTAGATTTTGGAATGATTTTTATGATAGAAAATAAGGATAAATTATGATGATAGAGCAACTAGTAGGTAAAACAATAGTTTTATTAAACAACATACAACTAGCACATTGGCAAACTTTAAGTTTTGCAGAACACGAAGCATTAGGAGAATATCACTATAAGTTAAATGGTCTTAATGATAGACTTGTAGAAGCTTGGCAAGGTAACCAAAATAAAAGAATACATATTGAAAGTGGACAAAATACTTTACAAAATTATACAGACCACGCTCATACTATTTCACAAATAGTTCAATATCAACAAGATATTTCAGCGGCAACATATAATATAACACAACAAAATAACTTAAATCAGTTTGAAGATATTATAGCTATATTAGAAGATATGGCCGAGGTAACATCACAAACACAATATCATTTATCGCTAAAATAAATCACAATGCCGACATATTCTTTTTTAAACACTAAAACCGACAAAGAGTTTACAGAATTTATGGGTATGGATGAGAAAGACAAGTATTTGAATAAGAATAAACATATTAAGCAACAACTCAAAACAATAAATATCATTAGTGGAACTGGAGGTATGAAAAATGACCAAGGATGGAAAGAAGTACAAAGTAAGATAGCTGAACGAAATCCAGGGACACCTTTTTCATCCGAACACGGTAGAAGTACAACTAAAGATATTAAAACTAGACAAGTACTTAAAAAACACAAAATATTATCGGAATAATATGATATACAGAATAATAATTTTATGCGTTGCTCTTTTATTTTTAAATAATTGTAGTGCTACATTTACCAATCTATTTACGATTGGTGGAGTAAGTACTGCTGTAGCAAGTAAGAACGCATATAGTATTGGTTATAGTGGTGTAGACCTAATGATACAAATAAGTACAGATAAACCAATTAGAGAACACCTATTTGAATCAATAAAGAAAGGGGAGCATACATATGCTCCTACATTTTAGAGGAGAAGCTACATATGGCGACTAAAGATATACCAGATTATATGAGAGGTTTTGATACTACGGATGATTGGGGATTTGTTCCAGTATCATCTAAACCTGCAGAAGTAAAAGCAGGTGTTGATGAAGAACAACTAGATTCAAAATTTGAAGGCACAAATATAGCATTGTCAAAAGTAAAAGGTGATGTATCTGATATTAAATCTATGATGAACGAGATTATGCAAATTGTTGCTGAGAAAGATACTATTACAAAAGAGATAACAACTGGTGAAACTAAAGAAAGATTTAAAGAAATTGAAAAGATTATATTACCTTTCTTATACAATCTTTCAAAATCAGATGAACCATACATACATTGGCCGAATAGAGGTCCAATAATCAAGGCACAGATAGAGAAGATATTAAAACTTACAAGGGGGTAATTGATGACGCTGAAAGCGAAACACAAGGAACTCAAGCGAGAAGTTAATGAAGCCGAAGTTAAGCGAAATATTAGACGAGGACACAGGAGTTGGCATAATTTAAGACTCTTAAAAAAGATGAAATTAATAGCAAAGGATAAACTAAATGAGATTAAGTAAAAATTTTAGTTTGAAAGAATTGACAACTAGTCAAACTGCTGAGCGTAAAGGGATTAATAATAATCCTAATGACGACCAGATTACAGGATTGCAAAAGTTATGTGAAAACATATTGCAACCTGTCCGAGACCATTACGCAAGTCCAGTTACCGTTTCTAGTGGATTTAGAAGTGCAGAACTGAGCGTTGCAATAGGCTCATCCGTTAATTCACAGCATACTAAAGGCCAAGCTGCTGATTTTGAAATATTTGGAGTACCTAATGCTGAGTTAGCAAAATGGATTATGGATAATTTAGATTATGACCAATTGATTTTGGAATACCACAATCCAGAGGAAGCAAATAGTGGTTGGATACATTGTTCATATAAAAGTCCAACAGATAATAGAAAGAATACATTGAGAGCGTTTAGGGATGATAAAGGAACAACTCAATATGTTGAGTATAGTCCCAACTGAGCGCTTGGCATAGTCAGTAAAGACGAGATAAACGATATGCTGACACTTCATAGAAGTACCTAGTGCTTGACAAACCTATCAAATGTGATATAATAGATGATAATAAAGGAGTAATATAATGACTAAAGAATTTAAATTTGTTGATGTGAATAAGTCCCTATTGCCTACAACGAAAGGTCGTAACCAAAATGGTATGCGATTTTACGAAATAGAAGGTAAGAACTATCCATCAGTTACCACAATCCTAAATAGTAGAAAGTCTGAAGGTTTAAAAAACTGGCGAGCTAATATTGGTGAAGCAGTAGCGAATTTTGAAATGAGAAGAGCTGCTAGACGAGGAAAATCTACACATACATTAGTTGAGAATTATATAAAAGGTGAGACACCTGGAGAAACTTCTGTACTACCATTAGGTCTTTTTAGATTGTTGAAACCGTACCTAGATAACATTGATAATGTACATTTGGTGGAAGCTATAATGTATAGTAAGAAGTTAACACTTGCAGGTCAAACTGATTGTGTTGCTGAGTATAGAGGTAAGTTATCAGTAATAGATTTTAAGACAGCGAACAAAGAGAAGATTGAAGATTGGGTAGATAACTACTTCCTTCAATGTACTGCCTATGCAGTTATGTATGAGGAGCTATTCGGTAAACCGATAGAGCAAATAGTTGTTCTGATTGCAGGTGAAGATGGTTCAATGCAGGAATGGATCAAAAATCCAAAAGATTATTATGCTGAACTAGAGAAAAGTGTACAAACTTTTTATAAATATTATAACAATAAACAGAAGATAGAAGCAGAAGTTAAGCAAGCCGGCGAACAATGATTTACTAAACTAGGTTTGTAATTCTGGTTTCTACTAAAAAGGAACAGAATTTAATGAAGAACCTAATTTTAAGTATACTCATAATGGTTGGATTGCTGATAGGTGTTACTGCTAACGCAGAGCATAAAGAACAAATCTTTTTTCCATCACAAGCGCCAATCATTTGTGCTAAATATCAACAACTAGAGGACTGGTTAAAACATAATAACTTTGAACCTGTTAATGTTGGTTTAGGTAGAGACGGTGGCAAGTCAGATGGCACTCCAGTATTTTTAATAATGGGGTATTTAAAAAAAGGTACAGATGTATATGTTGCCACTATTGAAACACCAACTAGAGTTGATAAATGTTTGATGTTTAATGTATATGATTTTAAAGAAGTTGATAGAGAAGGTAATTTAAATTAAAGATAAAGGATATATGAAAACAATTGGAATGTTTTTGATTGCATTATTTTTAGTTAGTGGATGTGTTTCTGAACCAAGAGTACAATTTGGAAAGAAATGTGTCATTAAAGGTGACCAAGTAGTTTATTCTTATATATGGATATATGAAAAAGATTTACCGTTAGAAGCTGACGAAGAAACTTGCAAACAAATTAAAACGGATTAATCGTTGAAGGTGTTGTAATAACTGGTGAAGACCTGGGTGCAACTCCCAGCACCTCCACCATTCACACTAAACGCATACCTATGGTGTGCTTTTAATGGGGGTGATTGAGGCTCGATTCACAGATGAAAGAACATTGGAGATTAGTAGTTGAAGAACTTTAAACTTAACTTTAACTGGCAATAATAATTTTGCCCTTGCTGCCTAGTTTTTAGGTAACGGAGTTGGTATGTACTTGGCAACAGAAACATACCACACTAATAATAGGACTAGGAGAACCACTACAAATGCTAAAAGAACTTATTTTTATGATAACAGCAGTATTGATAACATCAGGACAACCAAATATAGAAGATACAAGAACACATCAAGGTTATAAATTTGATACTTTAAATGAGTGTCAAGTCTTTATTAAAGATAACTATAACGATTTATATGTGGGCTTACTATATGCTTTAGCGAGAGAAGGTAACACTAGCCAAATTAAAAGTATTACTTGTGGCAGTTTTAAAAACACAGACCCACAAGAAGCGGGATTATTAACATAGGCGCTTGACATTCCTCTCATATGTGATATAATATTACTATGAAATCAAAACAATTTAGTTTAGAAATAGAAACTTACAAGAAAGAACACAAAGGTATATCGTATATGGATGCCATTGTTGGATATTGTGATGAAAGAAATATAGATACTGGTACCGTAGGACCATTAATCAATAAGGCATTAAAGGAGAAGGTAGCATTAGAGTGTCAGAAACTTAATTTGTTACCAAAGACTTCGGAGTTGCCAGTATAATGAAAGTAGCTTTTATAGATAAAATGGGTACTGACTTATCCGTAGTAAATGCTGCTAGAGTATCATTTGCAAAAATTAAAGATAAATTTGAAGACAAAGATGAAAAGTTAATTAAATATCTTGCAGTACACGGACATTGGTCACCTTTTGCTCACGCTTCAATATCATTTAGAATTAAGGCACCAATATTTGTTGCTAGACAATTAGTTAAACATCAAGTAGGTTTAAGTTGGAACGAAGTGAGTAGACGATATGTAGATGAACAACCAGAGTTTTATCAACCAATGATGTGGCGAAAAAGACCAGAAGAAAGTATTAAACAAGGGTCAGGTGATGAAGAAGTACCTTATGATATAACACATATGTTAAATGTTGCTCAAACAACTTATAAAGATATGTTAGAGGAAGATATAGCACCTGAAATGGCTCGTATGATACTACCACAAAATATGATGACCGAATGGATATGGTCTGGTAGTGTATATGCTTTTAGTAGAGTATGTAATTTGAGAATTAAACCAAACGCACAAAGAGAAACAGGACAAGTTGCTGAACAAATAGTGAAAATTATGACAGAACATTTTCCTGTTTGTAGTAAATATTTAATAGATAGACCAGAGTTATTATAAAATGTATGGGGGATTTGATGTATTTAAGATATGGTTGGCAGTAAAATTACATTTTACAACCAAGACATATGATTACTTCACTTATGCTGGAAAAGTTAATTGTAAACTTGAAACATTTACTAAAAGAAATGACAGATACTTCTTTCATAAGTTATCTAAAAAGTATTCCGCTGAAGAAGCACTTGACTTTTTTGTTGCGAATTTTATACACAGCGATAAAGCGTGGATTGGAAATCTTGCCAAACAAGATGGCACCGATAATTACCTTTATCATAGAAAGTATAAAGATAGTTTTAGTTATAATTTTAGGAGTGAGTGTAGGATTATTGGTGATAGCTTGGTTAGGAATAACATTACTTTTGATGATTTGTTTCTGGTTGATAGAGGCCAACACCCACCATTTTTCAAACTCTTATCTAGTAAAAAAGTATCTTACCAAACTTTTGTAGTATTTGAACAAATGTTGGGGTTTGTTAAACGCTGGGATAAAGAAATTAAAGAAATGGTTGTATGGCCAATACATAGTAAGAGAATTAAAAAATATATTCCATTTGTATCTTATAATAGAACACAAATGAAATTAATAGTGAAAGAAGAACTGATTGAAGTATATGGGAATAAGAAAAAAGCTTGAAGAAAAAAAATACGATATAGATAAAATAACACCTCTACACGACCTATCTTGGTATATTAAATGGATATCTAGCTTAATAATATTATGTGGAATGATGTCAACATCAATAGGTATTCATCCACTTAATCTATGGTTCCACTTTATAGGTGTATGTGGTTGGTTTGTAGTGGGTATGTTATGGCACGATAGAGCATTAATAGTATTGAATATAGTAGGTGCTTGTATATTTGCTATGGGACTATTAAAGTATTATTTAGGAAATTAGTGGTATTCAGTATCAGTAGCCATCAGATATATCGTTTGCCTTGTATTGGAGTATGCAGTATAGATAAAGAAAGTGGATATTGTCTAGGATGCTCTCGTACAGAAGAAGAAGTATATAAATGGGAAGCTGAGACTACTACAGATGACTGGAAAAAAGACTTATTGGAAGAGTTAAAGAAAAGATGAGCTAGGTGCTTGACAATATGATGAAAAAGTGTTATAGTGTTAATAATAGTATAAAAGTATTATAAATACTATTATTGATATACGAGTTATATTATGATACAGAAATACTAATACTTAAATACAAATACGAAATACATACAAAGGAGATAAATTATGGATTTTGAATCATTAAAAAATAGTCAATCTAATTTTGATAAAATTTCAAAACAGATTGAAGCGAACCTCAATCCTGAGGACGCAGCAAAAACAAAAAACAAATACCAAGACGATAGATTGTGGAAACCTGAACTGGATAAAACTGGTAATGGTTATGCAGTTATTCGTTTCCTACCAGCAGCTAAAACAGAAGAAATGCCGTGGGCTAGAGTTTGGTCTCACGCTTTCCAAGGTACTGGTGGATGGTACATTGAAAATTCTTTAACTACATTAGGTCAAAAGGATCCAGTTAGTGAAGAGAATACTAGATTATGGAATACTGGTGTTGATTCCGACAAAGAAATTGCTAGAAAAAGAAAGAGAAAATTATCTTACTATTCTAACATCTATGTTGTAACAGACGCTAAACATCCAGAGAACGAAGGAAAAGTTTTCTTATTTAAATTCGGTAAAAAGATATTTAATAAGATTACTGAAGCTATGTCACCTGCGTTTGAAGATGAAAAACCAATTAACCCATTTGACTTTTGGTCAGGTGCTAACTTCAAATTGAAGATTAGAAAAGTTGATGGTTTTTGGAACTACGATAAATCTGAATTTGAGGCTATTTCTCCTCTCGGAACTGATGATGAGAAAATCAAAGAGATTTGGGGTAAGCAATATCCTCTTAAACCATTCCTAGAAACAGCAAATTTTAAATCATATAACGAATTAAAAGAGAAATTAATCCGTGTGATTGCTGGTTCAAAGAATACTGAAACTGCTAGTGAGATAGACCTCCCACCTACTACTGGCGGTGCACCTGTTCAAACAGCTTCGGTTGCGACAGCAAGTGCTTCAGTTAAAAGTAATGAGGCGTCAAGCGGTGAAGATAAAGATGATACTTTATCTTATTTTTCAAAACTCGCTGAAGACGAATAATCTCTCTCTTTCCTACATTACTTTAAAAGCAAAGGGGACCTTTCTGGTCCCCTTTGTCATATTCAATTCTAAATATCATTATAAATAGTAGCGTTATGGCTATTTCAATACTAGATACATTAGTACAGAAACAAGGCGACAGCAGAAAATCTGGTGCCTGGTATCGTAAAGCTATTGGCTCAATTGCTGATAAAGCACAAGCAAGTCAATTGATGAGAAATGGACAATTGATAGGAAGACCTTCTGGTGGTAGATTAAATTTATTCTTTTATGACCCAAAATTCAAAAAGACTTTACCCTACTATGATACATTTCCATTAGTTTTACCTTTAGAAGGAATTAAAGGTGGATTTATGGGTATGAACTTTCATTACTTACCACCTGGATTAAGATTTAATTTATTAAGTCGTTTGGATAAGTTTTTATCTGGTAAGACCTTAGGAAAAGGTACTAGATATAATGTTTCTTATGACGCTGTTAAGAATATTCCAATGGTCAAGCCTACTTTACATAAATATCTTTATAGTCATATTAGGAGTAGTTTTTTAAGAATAGACGCTCCCGAAGCTGCTCTGGCAGTCTACTTACCAGTTCAAGCATTTAGAAAACAACCGGCCACAACGGTCTGGAGTAGAAGCAGAAGAGGAATTTAATTATTAATAATTTAAGAGACAATGGCAAAGAGAACACTATGGAGAGTGTTGATAGTAAGATTGCGTATGTGGTATGCAGATATACGAGGACACCACGGACACAAATGGGACTACGAACCTTCAGAAACTTATATGGGCAGACATAAAAACAAAAGATAGGTAAACATTATGGCAATACTTAGAGGCGGCAAAAGAATAATGGGTATGGATATCCGATTGGGTATTCCTAGAGACCGTTCTATGGATAACATTAATAGGGATCCTAGATTTAAACAAAAAGCAGGTGCTAATCCAGAAACAACAATAGGTAGATACCAGTCTTATGTAAATGAGGCAGAAGGTTTTGCTCGTAAGGCAAGATACTATGTTGTATTTGAATTACCTAAAGCTGATTTTGGAGATACTGAAGCTTCATCTGGTATGGTTAGTGGTGGAACATTTAATAAATTTTCTAAAGAAGCTAATATACAAAGAAGAGTACAGGCATTTGTTTCAAGTGTAAGTATGCCTGATAGAACTATGAAGACGGTTGCAGTTAAACATAACGGACCAGCAAGACACATTGTACACGATTATGAAATGGGAGATGTGTCTATGACATTTTATACAGACAAGTATTTAAGAGAAAGAGTATTTTTTGAAATGTGGCAAAAAACTGCATTTTCAAATATGACCCATAACTATTCTTACTATGATGAGTATGTGGCACCAATTAACATATTGCAACTAGGTGCTTCACCAGAGAAGCAAGAAAGAGATAACGCTGCTTATGGTATTCGTTTATGGGAAGCGTTTCCTGCGAAGATAGGTCCAGTAGACTATGGTAGTGAGAAAAATGATGTACAAACATTTACCGTAGATTTTAAATACAGATATTGGTTAAATTTTGCGATAGACCAACAAAACAAATTTCATATAGGTCAATCAGAATTTGGTATGCCAATAGTAAAAGCAGGTAAACAAGGATTTTTATCTAAACTACCACCTGAATTGAGACGAGCAGGAGAAGCAGTATTACAAAACTTGAAGAGAAGTTTCCCAATAGGAAAAATAACAGGTGGAAGAGTTATGCCACCATTTAAATTTGGACCACTAAATATATAATATAATAATTAAGGAGTATGAAACATTATGGCTTTACCAAAGATTGATGTCCCAACATATGAGTTGACATTACCATCAGAAGACAAAGTTGTACAATATAGACCATTTCTGGTCAAAGAAGAAAAACTATTAATGATTGCTATGGAGGCTGGTGAAGATAAACACATTCAACAAGCAGTTATTGATTTAGTTAATTCTTGTACTTTCGGAAAACTAAAACCAAACTCAATGCCAATATTTGATATAGAATATTTGTTTTTAAATATTCGTGCTAAATCAATTGGTGAGATTGCTAAATTCCAAGTATTTTGTCCAGACGATAAGGTAACATTAATAGATGTTGAGATAGACTTAACTAAAGTTGAAATACAAGTAGACGACAACCATACAAACAATGTAGTGTTAGACGAGAAAAGAAATTTAGGACTAATTTTAAATTATCCTTCTATGAATACCATTCCAATGGGCGTAAGTGCGAAACACAATGCAGAACAAATTTTTAAGACAATTGTTTCTTGTATTGACCACATTTACGAAGGTGAACAGGTGCATAAGGCAAAGGATAGTACTAAAGCAGAATTAGAAGAGTTTTTTAATAGTCTGAATACTGACCAATTTGCAAAAATCAGAAAATTCTTTGATGAAATGCCCAAATTGAGACACGAAGTAGAGGTTGAAAATCCAAAAACTAAAGTAAAATCAATGGTTACCTTTAGTGGCTTAGCGGATTTTTTCGTATCTGCCTCTCCCACGAAAACCTAGAGGCGTACTATGAAACTAACTTTGCACTTGTCCAACATCATAAATATAGTTTAAGCGAACTTGAACAAATGATTCCCTGGGAAAGGGATGTTTATATAGGGTTATTGGTTAAGTTTCTGAAAGAAGAAAAAGAGAAGGCAAGAAGAGACAAAATGAGTCAGTCTATGCCTAAAATATAAAGGAAATTATGTCAAAGAATGAAATTAAAATATCTGATAGTACGGCAGTAAGTATGCCAATGAAGAACCTTTTAGCCATTGTAGCCGCTGTCGCTGTTGGAGTGTGGTCCTACTTTGGGGTGGTTGAGAGATTAAATAAATTGGAAACCAATACAACACTATTAGAAAAAGATTTAAACCAGGCAAGTGAAAGACTTACTGGAGATATAGAGAAGAATAACGAATTTAGAATTAAATGGCCTAGGGGAGATTTAGGTTCTCCACCTGCTGATTCCGAGCAGTTTATGTTAATAGAATTTTTAAGTGGACAAGTGGAAGCTATATCAAAACAACTTGAAGGTATGATGAACAATAAAGTGAACATTGAAAGATTGCAGAAGGATATGGAAAAGGTTTTAATAGATTTAGAAAAATTAAAGGACAAAATAAGAAGTGTTAAAATAGAGAACGGACATAAGGGAGAGTAATATGGATGCAGCTACTTTAGTTACCATTATAACAATGTTCATTGTAACAGATAATTCAAGCGAATTTGTTAAATACGACGGATTGATGGATTGCTTGAAAGATAAAAGAAAG